AGCAGCGTTAGATTTTAAGGATCCAGCTGTAACTACTCTTGCTCTAAATACTCTTAAAAAAGATCCTGTTGTTACAACAGGTGTTGTACCATTCATTGTAATAGTTTCTGTTAATACATTCCAACTAGAATCTAATCCTTGTATTTCTACAGTTCTTGCACCTGTTCCACCCGATGCATCATTTGCAGAAGCACTAACAACACTCAATGTTGCAGCGGCAGTTGGCCAAGGATATAAGTTACTTCCTTCCCACATAGATTCAAAACTACCAGATCCAACTGTAGGGTTAATTCCAAATTTACTTACATTTGAATAACCAGTAAAATCTCCTTTAGAAACTGCAAGATAAAAATCTATTTCAGCTGATCCTGGTGTTGTTGATCCTGTTGTGTTGACATTATTACAAGACATTAACAATTTCCTCCCATACTAAACCAAGTGTACCGTTCTGTTTCTTGTTTCAGTTCATTTAAATAAGTAGAGTTTAATTGTTCTACTACAGATGTAATAGATCTATTAATTTGTTTTTGGTTAGAAACTTCGTAGGTTGTTTTAGGTTCTGGTATTCTTACAGTAATCTTTGCCATTATCTTCTACCATCCGGTTGTAAATCTAAATTAAGTGTACCAAATCTCCAGTCTTCACTAATACTATCATTTTCTATTTTAATATTACAATATCTTCCTCTGGCTCTTGTATCTACTTTAGTTGTTGAAGTTGTAATTGTAAATGGACTCAATGTAGTAACACTATCTGATTGTGATGGATATCTTTTAACAGCTAATGTGACTTGTACGTCTCCTTGTAAATTTTTAAAATCAGGTATGAATCTTCTCATAGCTAAAAAGATTTCACCATCTGTTCCATCTAATTTTAAATCAAAATCAAAAGATTTAATATATGAAGTAACAGCCGTTGTACTTCCATCTGGATTAACTTGATCTGTTCCTACGTGTTGTTCAAAATAAGTCGTTTGTCCTAAACCATCTTGACCTATGACTACAGGAAAAGTTCCATTTGCTAAACTATTATATTTGGTTGCAAAAGGATTTGGATATACAACCGCATCAATCCAGGATGTTCTTGCTTCTGTACCAATATACCAAACCGCATTTCCACCATTCATTGCTGTTTCTCCATAATTATAAACTACATACTGGTCATTAAAATCAGAAGAAGTAGATGTATAATACCAAATTACTTCTGTATGTAAGTTATCAATACCAGCAGCTATTTGTTGTCCTTTAGTTGTATCAATTTGATTAAAAACATAATCTTCTACTGAACAAGCCATTGATTTTACAGTACCATCAAATAGAAAAAATCCATTTGAGCTCATCCAATAAGCAACACCATCAATCTCTATAACTGCATTCTTACCTATCAATCCACAGTTCGTACCTACTTGTTCAAACCCAAATGTAAAAGGTGCTCCAATATATTTCATTGTATATAAAGCATTGTCTGTCCAAACTAGAATTGTTTCTTTAGCTTTTAATGCACCCACGATCCGCGTTCCATCTTGCAATCTAAAACTACCTGCTGCGTTAACAGCTGTTTGTGTGTACAAGTTAATATTTTCTTGGTCCGAGAATCTAATAAACATATCATCTTGTGTTGTCGTATCGCCGATCGTTGTTTCTGTACCAAAATGACACAAGTGTCTTGTCGTAGGTGATATTAAAGTAAGTCTAGTTGCTGTAGGATTACTTGTAGTCTCAAACCCTGAAGTTGTTGTTGAAGCTCTAACAGTAAGTGGAGTTGCTGCACCAGCGTTCCATGTAAATGTTTTTCCATTTGCAATAGTTGCAATTAAAACTTGACCAAAGTTATCTAAAGACCAAAGACCTGGTTCAAGAATTACATCTTGTGCTGAAGATGCATCTCCCCAACCACCTGCGCCCCATGTATCTGTTCCCCAACCATAACCATAAGATTGTTCAGCAGGACCTACGTTTTCGTAAGGTATAACATCTATACTTCCACCTGTACCAACCGTTGCAGTTGCTGCTGTTGATTGTGTGATGGTGAATATAGTAGTTGATGTAACTCCTGTAACTTGAAATAATTTATCTTCAAAATCAGAATCAGCATAACCTGTTCCACCAGGTAAAGTAACATTATCTAATAAAACAATATCACCTGCAATTAATCCATGGGCTGATCCAGTGGTAATTGTACAAACAGCTGATGTGTCTGTTGTTGCAATAGTTGCTGATGATAAAGTTGTTCTTACAGGTGTGATGTCATAAAGTTGACCTTCAAAATAAATAAGTAAAAATTTATCTGAACCTAATGCTACATATCTGTTTCCAGATATATCTACAAAAGCGTGTTGTTTACGAACGACACCAACAATGGTATCTGTAATTAATGAAGACCAACCAGAAACTTTTTCAGGTAACCCATATCTAAATCTAACATTATCAGAATCAACCCAACGACCTTGAGCTCCTACTGCTGTGTTTTCTTTGTCTATACCCGGTAAGAATCTAACCTGCTGAAGAGGCATTCAACCTCCTATATGTTATCTTTATATGCCCAGCCTCTTGTTGCATTGACATATACTAATGTAAACGCTGCTGCGTTTGTTGAGACTACTAAATCAGAAGCTGATCCTAAAATGTTAGAACCATTTCTACCAATAGTTAAATTGTTAGATGCAAGGTTTGAACCTGAATCTATAAAGTGAACTTCGTGTCCTACTGATGGTGAAGCAGGTAAATTAATTGTTACAGGTGCACCAATACCACTTCCTGAAGTATCTACTAAAACTTGATCTCCATTAACTGTTGTATAAGTTGCGCCAGGTGTAACATAGCCTTTTGTTCTTAAACCTAAACTAATATTTGTACCATCTGAATATAATAAATTTGTTGAAGCAACAGGAACAGCAACTCCTGTACCTGATACTGTTTTAACTGTCAGACTATATAAAGAAGCTGATCTTGAAGTTGCATCTTGAATGATGAATACTCTTTCAGCTGAATCAGGCATTGTAACGTTTCTGTTACCTGTTAATGTTCCTGTTAATTTAAAGTATAAATTCTTACCATTAGATACTGCTCCATTAGCTAAAGATAATGCTACATCAGAAGATGCTACATCTACAGCAATATAACCTGATGTTGCTTGTTCTAATTGTTGTAAGTTTGTATTTGTAATAGTACCCCAGGTTCCTGATTTCTCACCCGTGGTCATTAATTCTAATTTTAAATCACTTGAATATGTACTTGCCATGTTTCTCCTATGGATTGTCTGGATCAATTCTGACCCATACTCCAGTTGCACCTGGAATTATTGGGTTCCAGTTTATCACATCTACTAGGTTAGTTGCAAGTGCTAATTCTTCCCCTGTAACAAGGACTGTTTGACCTAAAACAACTTGAACATTTCCAGTCGATAAATTTACTCTTTGACCTGTTGGTAATACTAATGATTTTCCTTCAATAACTACATTGCCAATGGCAAAATTCATTTGCACACCATTTAATAATACTTGTACACTTACTCCGCCTGGTGATGCAAAAGGTGATGCTCCAAATGATGTTGCGCCAAAAAACATTATGATCCTCTACTTGTTTGAATTGGTGTCCAAGTTTGACTTACGCCTGGAACAATACCATCCCATTGTCTAATATTAACTGAAGAAGTCCCAATGTCAAAACCTTCTCCAGAAACTAATACAGCAGCATTTGCTTTAACTGTAACTGTACCAGTTGATAGATTTTGTCTATTAGTTGTAACAGTAACTGTAGCGTTTGCTTTAGTAGTTACATTACCAACTGTAATATCTACTTTGTTTCCAGATACAGATATGTTTGCATTTGCTGTAACTGATACTGTTCCTGTATCAGTATTAATTTGTGATCCTGTTGGTTGAACATTTGCTCCAGCTGTTATACCAACTGTACCTGTAGATAAATCTATGCCTGATCCTGTTACTGAATATTTAAATGCAAAAGTAACTGTACCTGTACTTAAATTATATTGATTACCAGATACAACTACATTAGCTTTACCAATAGTAGAAACAGTTCCTGTATTTAAATTAACCCTGTTGCCTGTTACACCAACCACGTCTGCTACATTAACTGTACCAGTTGTAAAGTTAGATTGATTACCTGTTATAGATACATTAGCTCCAGCATTAACAACTACTGTGCCAGTAGATAAAGCTGTTGCAATTCCTGATACACCAATAACGTCTGCAACCTTAATATTACCGATTGTAAAGTTACATTGGCTACCTGTTGGGAATACGTTAGCATTACCAACAAAGCTTAATGTACCTGTTGATTCATTTATCCTGTTTCCAGTTAAAATAACTAATGCGTTAGGGTTAAAACCTGGATCCGCAAAAGGTGCTGATGCAAACGACGTTCCGCCAAAAAACATAATATAATCCTTATAAAGGAGACAGTGAGGTGTGGTGGAGTCACTGTCCCCATCATAAGGTTATATCATCGCTTAAACCAAGATGGAAGTCTTAAATTTTGTCCTTTTTAAAATAGTTAATTTATTGTTTAGAAGTAACATTT